GCCCTGCCAAACCTTACCCCGGGCATCCTTCCAATCGAAATCCCAGGTGTACTCGCGTTGGGCTTTGGGGTCGGCATCCGGCGCACTTTCTGGAGTTGGCTTCGTGGCCGCCTCGGTGGTTTTTTCCACTTCCTCTTTCAGGCCATCCGTGGTCAGGTGAGTTGGTTCTACTCGCTTCAAAATTTCCTCTTGAGTCAGTCCCATGGGTCGCTCCCTTGGTTATTGGTTGATCTGAAAATGCCAGAGAGAGCCGCCAGGGGCAAGACCTCAAAGAAAAGAACCCCCGGGGACTGTTCCCCGGGGGTTCAGCAAACCCCTGTACCCCTAACAGAGGAAATCAATCGCCGGTTTCGTCGCGGGCGCGAATGGCCACAAATTCGACCTCTTCGCCCACGATGCCCCGCGCATCCACCGTGTAGTTGTGGCTGGCCACCTTGACCTGCTCCAAGGTGGCAAAGGTCTCGCCGGTCTTGGTGTCTTCGATGGTGGCTTCCAGGCCCCGACCTTCACTGGCCAGCAAGACGTTCTCCAAATGCTCGGAGATGGACTGGCCCAACTTCGGAAACCAGCCGGCCTTTTTCAGGGTCTCGCCCACGATCCGGAACATGGAGGCCGTGAACCGCACGCGGTAGGCCACAGGCACAAACTCTTCCACCTGGATGTTCCCGATCACGTCGATGGGCTGGTATTCGATCTCTTCCGAGACGGTGACATTCCGGGCGTAGCCCACCTGGACGCCGGCAATGGAAAACCGGGCCCGTGCGCCGGTCAGGACGGCTCCCTTGACTTTATCGCTCATCGCCATGGCTGTACTCCTCCCTTAGCCCTAAACGGCTGTTTGCCGCACGGTGACCAAATGGATCGTGGTGGCCACGAAATTGATCGGAATGACTGGGGCGACTTCCACCTCGAGATTGATAACATCCACCACCAGCTCGATGTTCAAGGATCTCCAGGCCACCAGAACTTGTTCGTCAATCAGTAAGCCCAGGGTGTTGACCGCTACCGCCTTGGTGGCATTGACTGTGCCAGCGAAGCCCTTTTTGCCTACCGCCACCTCAAGGTTGGTTCGCAAATTCAAAGCTGCGAAATTGGCGGCTTCGTTGACTGAAGCCTCGGTGAAAGCAATATTCGAGGTGGACAGGTGGGTGGTGATATTCCGCACGAAGCGCCGACCCACACCTTCCACGTTTTCCAGAAAGCATAGTCCGGCTGCGATCATTTCCTCGGAGTCGTCGGTGGGATTCCAGGCCTCAGCCCCGCCGGCCTGTCGGAGGCTCAGGGCGTTGGCGAATTTGTAGGTCAAGCTGGTGCCCACCGAAGATCCGGCCTGCATGCCGGCGGCGATGGCGGCCAGGTAGTAGGGATCGAACTCTTCCCGCTCCCCCGCCGTGTTGAATCGCTCGACAGCCTGGGCGAATGCCCGGATATGCCGACTGTTGAGATCCACAATCTGGCTCTTGATCTCGGTCTTGCTGGCCAGGTCAGTGCCTCCAGTATTGAGCAAGCCCACGAACCCGTCCCGCTCATTCCGCCCAACCCCGCACATATACGCGCAATGCGCGTCCAGGGCCGCATGGACGCTGGAATCGTGGGTCAGAACCACCACGCTATTGCAGGTGATCTGCTTGAGCCAATTCAGGGCGTCCTGCCAATGCTGACTGGTGACCACCCCCTCGATGCCACCGGACAAGAACACGGGGGCGGCCGTGTTGGAGGGGGCCCCGCCGGCCGCGCCTGAGGAAGCGACGGCCTCGATGAATTGGCTGTTGTTGTTGATCCAGTCCACGATGGCCCAAAGATCCGCGTAGAAGTCGGGCTCGGCTGGATCCAGGCAGCTCACTGCACCGGCCCCGTTGGTGGTATCGTCCAGGTCCGCCGGATCGAACGTGGTCAATCCGGTGACCAAGGTAAACACAAACCCGTAGGTGGTGGCCACCGGGGTCCGGGAGCGGGCGTTGAAGTAGTCGGCACATTTCTGAAGCGTGTTGTGCGTGGTTGCCGGCACCGTGCGCCCGGCCTCAGCATCGAAGGTGATCGTTCGGGCTGCTTCCACATCGCCCATGGCGAGATAGGTGATCTCGGACCATTCCGCTGCGCCGTTGACCTCTACCGCCCCGGTAAGCGTAAGCTGCTCGATTTGGGCCGCCCCTGTTTTGGACAAACCCACCAAAACAAGGTCTTTGGTGGTGGCCCCGTCCGCCACCGCGTCCACCGTGCCGTTGGCCACGTACACATCAGCACAGGCAATGAGACCAGCCTCGGTGGCGGCCGGCGCGATAGTGAATATCGTCGCTGGGTCGTCGTCCTGGACGGTAATGGTGCCTACAGCCACCGATCCCAAGAGCGCGCCGCAGACCTTGGAAAAGCTCACCTGCCCGGCTACGGGGGTGGTGCCCTCCAGGGTCAACACCTCGCTCACCGCCGCCGTGCCTGCTGCGTTGATGCCGTAGATGGTCAGGGTTTGGGTGTCACTTCCGCTGGAGGATACGGCTGTCAGCACTGAAGCCGCCGAAGGCTGGGCCGTGATGTCACCATCCTGGCCCGCCCCATCCTTGGTGCCCTTGCACACGATGGCTCCGCTGGCTTCCACCTCAGCGGTCATCGTATCCCAGCCAGTGCCCGAATCCACATATTTGAGCGAAAACATGATATCCCCGCCCAAATCGTCCACGGACTCCACCGTGTCCTCGAAGGTGATGGTCACCAGTTTGCCCTGGTTGGTTCCATCCGCGATGGAGATGTTCACCTGCTCGGTGAAGGCCCCGTAATCCGCGCTGGTCAGGTCCAGGGCATCCCCGTAGGCGTTGGTCAAAACCCCCGAGGATTGCGTGGCCGGATTGACCTTCATGGCGATCATCTCGACCGCTCCGCCCAGGATATCCGGATCACTGGAAGGCGCGAATAGCATGTCCGCCACCTCGCGGAGCTGGCCGGACCGGAATAGCTCCCGAGCCCGCTCAGGCTTGGTGATGCGAATCACGTCGGCCAAGGTTTCGATAGAATCCACCGGAATACCGCCCTCGGCGGTTCCCAGGACGGCCACCACGCCGGTCGCGCCCAGGCCGATCTGTTCAAGCCCGGAGGCATCAACCACCGTGTAGGACCCGGGGGTTCGGATCAACCGACCTCCAAAGAAAATCGACGAAGCTGCCATGGTTCACTCCTCAATTGGTTGGCTTGTTTTTGAACGCCTGGAAAGCCTCCCGCCATTCGGGCACCGTCATGGGGCCCAAACCCTGCTTTTTGGCGTAGAGCTTGAATCCCGCGAGTTGATCCCACTTGGGCCCCGCGATTTTTTCGAATACCCGGAGTTGGATCTTGGGTAACAACGGCTCAGGTTCGGGGACTTCGGGGACCGGCTCAGGCTCTTTGGTTTCCGGGATTTCTGGAATGGGTTCGGGCTCGGACTCCTCGGTGGGGATAACCGCGTCCCCATCCAAGGAATCAACGGCGTCCAGGGCATCGGCTTCTTTCTCTTTGTCACTCTTACGTTTCCTCGGCATCCGAATCTCCCACCGCATAAGGCGTTATCAGAGTTTCAACGTCCCCAACATCCCTCGGGGACCCCGAGCTGTCAATATGTAATCCAGAAACTTGCCAAGCCTTATTGAGCTTGGAGGCTCGGTCAATCAACGCAAGCTGGCGCTGGCAGGAGAAAGTGAGCTGGCGCACAAACAGGTGGTTCGGGATGTACCGGGCGTCCGGGGCCAAATCCGCCCCAGAAAATGAAAAAGTATGACATTCCTGGGCAGTCAGAAAGGGCAACCCTGCGATCATAATCACCTTGACCATTTCGTAGAGATAGGTAGTGATATCGGGGTGTTCGGACACCACAGGCAACTGAAAAACATGATTCCAGAAAGATCCCTTCACGTCCATCCCGTAAAATTCGCCTTCCTCGGTGATCATGCCAGCATAATCTCCCAGGAAAGTCTCGGCCTCGCCCTCGCTGGCCAAGATGATCGCCACAAAGGGATGTTTGGAATCCAGGCGAGGATAGCCGTTGTACACGTTGAGCCCATTGGCCAGGAAATAGGTTTTGATCGACTCGGCTTCTTTTTCATCCAGCTCGTAAAGCACGTCGAAAATATCGTCCATCAGCTCGGGGTTGGCCTGGTAAGTGGCAACACCCTCGGTCAACAGCTCATGAATGTATCGATGGATCATTCTCCCTCCAAAAGGGCTTGAATTGCACGAGGAGCAATTTTCTGGATAAAAGCGGCCACCTTCTGAGCATAATTCCGGGCCTGAATAGGCTTTCGCATCCAGCCCTCGGTGGCCTCTTGGCGTTCATAAATATTACGCCCCCGAGCGTCCTTGCCCACCACCACTGTTTTGTGGGTCGAGATGGTCCGAAAAGTGAAATACTTGCTTTGCGTGGCTTTTTCGTAGGTTTTTTCTTCTCGGATCATGCCGGCATAAATATCTGTGGCATGATGGTCCCGGAGCTTCGGGGCCAACCCGGCCTCCAGCCGACGATCTTTGAACTGGGCTTCGGGGTCACCGTAGGCCTTGAGCTTTTTGGCCGCCCCGTAAATCTCTTTGCCCAGGCGCTCAAGACCTTGCTGGCCGGCGTAGGCCGCTCCCATCGCCTGGCCCAAGCCCCGGCCTTCCGCTCCCGGTGTCATGTGGCGGAAAGGAATTGCCCGGTATTCGCCCCCCTCTTTGGCCTCATGCTTGCCCCGTTGTCCCCTGGGCACCAGGGGCACCTCGGGGCCCAGCAAGGTATCCCTCAAATCCTGGGCCGGGGCCCCATGCTCTAAAAGATTGGCCACCGAGCCCACCAAAGAGATCACCGCCGTCCCCCGCATCACCTGGGGAGCCTGAATGCTTCGACGATATTCCGGGGCGAACGAAGATGGATCTTGCGCGGCCAGGCGCATCCATTTGTCGTGGGCGGTATGGGCCAGCGTTTCGGCAATCTGATCCAATGCCTTTTCCCCCAGATTGGGGACAAGGTTTTCTGGAATCAACGCCTCGGCTGCTTTGATCTCAATCATGACTTGAAAAACTCATATCGCACCATCGCCTGGACGGGCAAGTGTTTGGGATCCCCCAAGGGGGTTTTCAAGGTCGCCGGATCTGTTTTGAACTTTTTGAGAGTAGTCCGGACAACGTGCGGATGTTCCCACACCAAAAAAGTCGGATGGCAGGAATAATGCAAAGCCAGGCGAGTCCCAGTAACAGGGGCCTTGCCCGTATGCCATTCAATTTGGCCGCTGTCGTTCAAAAAATAGTCGGTCTCGGCCAGGTACTCGACCAGCTCGCCATTGTCATTCGGATCCGTAGCATCAGCCGGAGTATGCCCCCGCACTTGGTTCACTCCGGTCACCAGATAGCGGCTGGGCACAAGATTTGTTCCGTCGGCTTCCACCACCTCGGAATAAACGATTTCACTGTCCAGGACCACCAGGCGGTCGTAAATGGCCAGCTTATTTTCAGGGCGCACCGTACACATGAGAGAACCCGATTGCCAATTTCCCAACCGGTCCCAAGGGTCGTATTGGTTTTGAATTGACGTGATGATCCCCCGAATGATCATGGGGCTATTGTCATCGATTATTTTTTGCTGAATGGCATCGAAATTATAGCCGCTCAAATCCTGGGCCTGGTTACCGCCAAAGTAGAACACACCCTTGCCGTCGCATAGGGGGCAATTCGGATCCGTTTGTTCTGTCTGCTCCACCACGGGCCGGCACGGGCACCGGCATGCGCGCGTCCATGCCAGCAAATATCCCTTGGTTTCGATCAACAAATCGAACTTGGTGGGTTTGAAATCCACCCGCTGGCCGGCGTCTTTTTCGCCTTCCGGGAGGCCCAGCTTGGGAACCTCCGGCATTGTGATGATTCCATTCGACATTTATATTACCGCCAGGCGAATGCCTTTGTAGTATTTTTCCAACATGGGCAACACTTCTTTGATCTCTTTCGTGTATTGCAACAACCTCGCCCCGTATCCGGCATTGGTCGCGGAAGATGTAGTGTTAAAACTCTGTGAGAGGGCGTCCACTGAAATCGATTGTGAGGCGATCCCGGCCCCTCCCAGTAAATCGCCGGCGATGTTCAAGGGGCCGAAGCTGGCCTTTTTGCCCACCACGTCGGTAATCAATGGGGGCACTTCCCCGGGGGCAAAGCCGGCGGTATAATCCACCCGAAAAGCATCGGGGATAAAACGGTTGTTGCGGTAAATCATCGAAATGTACGCCCCGCCTGCGCCCAGGAGTATCGAACCGGCTGAGCCAGTGCCAGGCAATAATTGGAGCTGGCCGGATTCTTTTTGGACATGGATCCAGCTTGATTCAAAAGTCTGGACCACCTGCTCCCCAGGCAAGACCATCCGCACCTCGCTCACCGATATCACTGGGGCTTCTTTGAGCTTCATCCAGATGTATTGGCGATAATCTTCTGCAAAATAGTCGTGCTTTTCCTCTTCGATGGTACGCGCCGCGATGGGGATATCCAGGCGATGTTCCAGCCAGGATACAGCCGATTTGATAAAAAATTCGTACAACGAATCCGGGTATTCAGTGCCGCTGTCATCGGTCAAATCCAGCCCAAAAAGATAGTTGGTTTTCAGCTCATCCACCGAAATGATGTCCAGGGCCGAATCCCCCTCACCTCGTTGGGCATCGGATAAGCTCGACTCCTGGGTGGTGGTGGAGTTGTAGTAACTGGATTTGTAGTAATAGTCGGGATCACCTGCTTGGTCCACGTACTCGTAAATCAAGGTGTTGGCATCCAGGGCAATTCGGGTGCTGGGATCTGTGATTTCCACGTAAGACCCGGTAATTCCCGTGATGCTGCGATAGACCTTGATCCTATCGAACACGGCCATTACTGAATCGATCCCTGAAACCACGATCTTGATTGTGATTACGGCCATGTCGATCAATCCTCCTCATCCTCTTCCGTTATGATTCTAGGTCTCAGGTCATTCGTCAAGATTGAAGCCACATTTTCCCCGTCCGAATACATTTCGATACCCTCTTCGCCCGAAGCACTCATACCGGGCTCCAGCTCAGACGGATCGGTGATGGGCACCTGTTTGACCGACTCTACCCTGGGGCGAAAGTCTGAAGTAGGGAGATAAGAAGACCCTGGGCCGGGTGCCGCCCCATCCGCTGTCATACCCCAAAGCAGATGCACGGGCATGACTACACCGGCACTCTTTCATACACCCCTATGTCCGTGGGATTGCTGGACTGATCCTTAGTGTCAAATGTGCCCAGGACCACATCCGGATCATCCGGATCATACACGTACCATTTTCCAGATTCCTGTTTTGCGCGGCCCAGGGCAATAGATCGAATCAATTTGGAAAAAATCCAGCCCATGGATGTAGGCACTACATGATCCGCGAAAGGTTCTTCCATAACCGCATTTGCAATCTGAAGGTTGTTGATCAAAGAAGAACTAACCACCGCTGCCCCCGTGGAATTATCCTCCAATGATCCAATGCCCCGAATACGCACATCCCCTTCATTCTGTATCGCAAAAGTGGAATCCAAAGCAACAAACCCGCTATTCAGATCGATGCTCACTTTTTCCGCGCCGGTTTTGTTTCTTAGCTCGATTTCTCCGTTGTAATTTCTTATAGCCAGTGGTTGGCCGCTTCCTCCGAGATCGATTATTGGAGCTTCCCCTCCCGCCACGCCGCTCCAACAATCCAGAAAGTGGGCTTCGTTTGCGCCCCCGAGTACGATGGTCCCTGGACCCAATAAACATCGTTCC